AATTAAACATATCATATCTTTTATCTTTTATCTTCTAGTAAAAATTTATATATATATTTAATAAATATATAAATATATCACAGTGAGAGAGAATGTACCGTTGTATATTTAAACACTTGGATAAAACACCCATTTTGTAGATTGGTCCTTATCTGAAATGAAAATAACGATTTTTTTAAAGATGTCATCTTGTTGACGTAACTTTTCAAAAGAGGAAAATATTTTGCAAATTCGTGCAATCCAAGTATTTGGAAAAATTTAATAAATTGTTTATTAGATTTACCTCCTTCTTTTTTTCTATTTTCCGAACGGAAAAATGAAGTTTTACTTACTTGTACAAACTTCCACAACTACCTTATGTTTGTTTTTGTAAAATATATAATAGATTTGTATATTTTACTCAACGTATTTATATTCATCATTATTGTTTCACTTCCAAATTTACCGTCATCCGTACGGATGACGGTTGTACCACCTCTAGAATCTTTGTTTTTTTGCTCATCCGATCGGAGAAGCAAAGTCTGCTCATCCATACGGATGAGCAGCTTTTGATAGTCTTTATTTTCAGTAAAATGTTGCTTTAGTAAACGTTTACCGTTTGCTTTGTTAGAAAAACCTATAAATTTCCATACATTTTCTAAATTTACTATATAATCATTTGTAGGATGATAATTTAAATAAAGAAACAAGTTTGCTACGTATAATTTTTGTTCAGCTTCATCAAAATGTTCCTTTAATTTATCTATTAATTTATTTTGATCGTAAATTTGTATATTACTAGTTTGAACAAGTGTTTTAATATCAACTGGAGCTTTGCTTAATTCCATTTTTATGTATTTATATGTTCTTTTTCTTTAAACTAATTTAATCAAATAAACGAATTGTGATTAAATTAAATAAAATAAATTAATATAATGTCCTAATAGATTTCGTCTATTAAACACTTGGATAAAACACCCATTTTGTAGATTGGTCCTTATCTGACATGAAAATAACGATTTTTTTAAAGATGTCATCTTGTTGACGTAATTTTTCTACACTTTTCAAAAGAGGAAAATATTTTGCAAATTCGTGCAATCCAAGTATTTGGAAAAATTTATGAAGTGTATAACTATAACTAAGAAAATTTTTCCTTCCTGCTGGTTTAAACTTTTCATATGGATCTTGAATCTGTTGAAACATTGTTTTTATCTTATCTTCTATTTCAGATGTTAACGTAAATGGTGGTCTACCATTGATTCTATTTATTATACCAATCACGTTATCATAAAATTCATTCAAGTTTAATTTTTTCAGATATCTTTTTATTTTATCTTCAGTTAATGTATTCAAATCCTGAATACGTTCCTTATTAGCTTCTAATAATACCTTATCCAAAATTTCTTGTGGTATACTACGATTTTCTTTAGCTTGGAATCGTCTTAACCAATCGTCTAAATGAGTCATTTTGTCGTATGTGAATTGAGGTCTGTAATCAAAGTCTTGAAGTTCTTTGTATGATAAATCTGTAGCCTGTTCAACTGTTTGTAAACAAATACCACAATTTGGACAAACAAGAAAACTTTTATCGATTGTAAAATTTATATCGCATTTAGAACATTTAACTTGATCTCTATCAAACTCATGTTTATGATTATAATAATTTGGCTCAAATTTCGTAAGGTATTCCTCTACTAGTGTACTTTTTTTCAAATACAGTTCCTGTAATTCATTATTGTTTTGTTCAGACATTTCATTTATAGATAATAGTGATAGTTCCCTTTCATCTAATGTCATATATTCAAGTACAATATAAGATGAATCTAACAAATAATCTATTTGATCTTGACCAGATTCAACTCTTTGTCTATCTTTTTGTAATGCTTCAAGATCTATTTTATTTGTTCTTATTGAATCAATTATTGGATTAATATTTTCTCTGTTTAATCGTTTTCTTAAAAATTCATCATTCTGACGTTTTAATGTATTTTCAAGTGTTTTTATTTTATTATCAATAATGCGTAATCTTTCAGATTTGTTATTAAATTCTTTTAATTTAATTTCGTGTTTATGCATTATTGAATGTTGACTTTTTGACTTGTGTTTAGTATTTGCATTCCCAAATTTTTTCGAATACGTTGGTACACCCGGGATTTCCTTTTTCTTTCTCATATCACAATATTAATGATAAATATTTTTGTTTTTAAATGGGCTAATATGCGTTTACGGCTATATAGTTTATTTATTTTAAATGCGTAATAATAAATGATTTGTAATAAATTTCTAATTAACTTTTTGGTAAAATACTTATTTATAATGAGTGCTGCATCAGATGGATGGAGAATATGTTACATTGGTGGAAATCGCTTTGAGTTTTATAATATGTTAGAAAATGATGTTATAAATAAAGACGAACCATTTTTAATTAAACACAATAACGAAAATTTACATAATATAGATTTTATAAACAATTTTCAAAAAAAACAATTTTCAATAAAAAACTAAATTATATTTAATTTAAAGATAACTTAGTTTTATATAATAAACTTGTAAAATGTCTAAAATATCATCGATTTTAATATTTGCTCTAGTCTCAAGTGTAATTGCGTGTGATGAAAAAAATCATACTGTATGTGATTTAAAGCGTAAATATACTACAACAACTGTACCAATTATTCCAACAAGTAGAATTAACAGAGACATTACTATAACTGATATTTGTACATCTACTGTTACTTCTACTGTAAAAGGTAGAAATTGTTACAAAACAAAATGGAATACTCATTACTCTACAATTACTGATACAGCTACAGCTACAGCTACAATTACAATTACTGATACAGCTACAATTACTGATACAGCTACAATTACTGATACAGCTACAATTACTGATACAGCTACAATTACTGATACAGCTACAATTACTGATACAATTACTGAACAAATATTCTTTACAGTTACAGAAACTGCTCTTTGTACATCTGTAAGAAACCGTGATATTGTGATTCCTGAACCTACAGAAGTGACACCTGAACCTACAGAAACTGCTCCTTGTCCAGAAGAAGTGACTCCTGTACCTGAAGAAACTCGTGATATTGTGATTCCTGAACCTACACCTGAAGGAACTCGTGATATTGTGACACCTGAACCTACAGAAACTGCTCCTTGTCCAGAAGAAGTGACTCCTGTGCCTGAAGAAACTCGTGATATTGTGATTCCTGAACCTACACCTGAAGGAACTCGTGATATTGTGATTCCTGAACCTACAGAAGTGACACCTGAACCTACAGAAACTGCTCCTTGTCCAGAAGAAGTGACTCCTGTACCTGAAGTTACTGAAGCGACAACTACAGTAATGGAAACATCTTATCCTACAGAAACTTTAATTATTCCTGATGAAACGTTATTTGACATTTTTAAACGTAAATTTATGTAATAATGTAATAATAAAATGTAATAATAAAATGTAATAATAAAATGTAATAATAAAATGTAATAATAAAACGATTAAGTTTATTAATTAACATAATTTTAGTGTTAATTAGTAAATGTTTTGGAATATCTTGATATTTGAATTAGTATTTGCTAATATTTTAAAATATGAAACGGTATATGAACTTGCAAAAATGTCAAATAACGTATATAATAGTATTGAAAGTAATCATTGGTTAAATACAACATTAGATATAGTTGAAAATCGAACAATTGAAAACGATACTGTAAAAGCATATTTATTTACAAATAATGAAAAGGATAAGATTGTTATATCATTTAAGGGAACTAGTGTATATTGGACTAGTTTACATACACAAAATACATTTAGTAATAGTGTTTTGCAAAATGAAAATGAAACTTGTACACTTTCAACTTCTGGAAATGATAAATACAATGACAATTTATTTTTTTCGTGTTGTTTTTACAAACAAAGTAGTTTATTCAAAGTTTGTGATGGTTGTCAAGGATTAGAAAATTCAGAATGTTGTGGTAAATGCTATGGTAGTAGTGTAGAGTATGATAGAAATTATATTAATATGGTAAGAAAAATTATAGACAATGTGAAAATTGATTATGATTTTGATAAAGTAGATGTATATTTTACTGGGCATTCTTTAGGTGGTATGTTAGCAAGTATTGCCTCTATAATATATGACAAACCAGCTGTTACATTTGAAACTCCTGGAGATATTCATTATATAAAAAGATCTGGGTTAAATGATAAAGGTTCTAATAAAATATATCATTTTGGACACAATGGAGATCCATTGTTTATAGGTACGTGTGGATCGATTTGTTCTATGGTTGGATATAATATAAATACAAAATGTCATAGTGGATTTACATGTTTATATGATGCAAAGAAAAAATTAGGTTATACAGAATCCGTATTCAATCATAGGATTGAGTATATAATAAAAAATGTGATTCCACAATGGGAGCATGATTTTCCAGAATGTATAATGGATACGGAATGTACAGAATGTGAAAAATGGGATTTTAAATAAGTGTTGTACGTGTGTACGTGAACTTAAGTATTTGTATTTACAAGTTGACGAAAAATTTGAGGTAATTTAGATTTAAGAAATTTCTTATCTAAAGAATAAGTTTCAATACATTTTTCTCCTTTTGGTTTAGTATATCCAGGTTTGTTATAAAAGTTTTGTATTATTTTTTTAGATAATTTATGGGGTTTGTTTGAATATAATTTGTGGTATTGTTTTATTATCATTTTATAAACTGGTCTAGTTTTTTTGTAACGTTTATTATTTTTATATGTATTGTATAAATTTTTATAGTATTTTTTTTTAAAAACTATAAAATCACTGGTTGTAAACATTGATTTAATTATAGTTTTAATTGTATCAGGTACGTCTTTGTTGTTTTGTAATGATTTAAAAAGTGTGATAAAATCATACAAGTTCTTACCAGACTTGGTTATATATTTTAGTCTATCTGTATAATGCCATGTAACTGACATTTTATTAGGTATCCATGAGAATCCAAAATCTGATAATAAAAAAATCCATCCTAAATTTGGAACATGGTACTTTTTTTTATCTATTATATATGTCCAATATCCTCCTGGCTTTACACGATGTACTAATATGTTTCCTATATGTAAATCTGTATGTATCATATTAAAATACCGTTGTATTGCGAGTATTCCAACCATAATTTGAAACAATGCGTTTAACCAAACTTTCTGAGAATGATTACCCTTTATCCAATTTGTAAAATCGCCATGTGTAGCATATTCGTTGTATAATCTTATAGTACTTCGTTCATAATTCCAATCATAGTTGATATTAAAATGAGGGCATATCTTTTGAAAAACAAGTTGATTTGTCAAGGTTAATGATATAACTTCTATTAAACTTGGTTTATCGAATGCATTTTTGCTATAAAACAATTTTTGCACACTAGAACTGTCAGCTCCAATCATTTGATCACTTATTCTTTTTTTATCTGCTATACGTTTTAAATATAATGCCTTTGTTATAAATACTCCCACACGTGACCTAATCTGTTTGTATTTATATCTTGTTTTATTTGTAAATGTAGTTTTATAAACTATTCCTTCTATACCTGATGATAAAATACGTTTTGAAAACAAAGACTGTGTTGTATTATATATACGCTTTCCAGATTTGTCTTTTAATAAAGATAAATGTTTGTAGAAATATAACCAATCTTTGAATCGTTTTAATCGTGCTTCTACCTTTTCCATTATTTATAATAAAGAATAAAAATAATAGAAATAAAAGATTTATTCTACGATATTTTGACTGACTACATATTTCAAGTGATAAAATAATATAAGCGCCAATATTGATTGTGATCTATTTTGCGTTATACTGTAAGCCATACCAATACTCATAATTATAAATAGACTTTGCGATTGTACAAAATCTGTTTGTAAAATTCCAGTTTTTGAACCGGTATCTTGTGCAAAAATATGAATAATAGCATACGAACCTAATATGTTTAATAGTTGTTTAATTGTATCATTATAAGCAGGATCAATCCCCATATTTTCAAAGGAAAAACTACTATATCTAACATCATAATATACCATTAATAAGAAAGGTATTGTTAATATAAATTTTTTCAATTGTTGTTTGTTTGAATCATGTGGGTCAAAGTATTGGTCAAGTAGATCATTCACGTATTTATAATTATAAATCATATATATCTGCAAACCTAATATAAACCATTGGAATGCGTAAAATGGAACGTACCCGTAATTTTCTATTAACTTTTGATCAGACATATAATTATATTATAGTATAATAAAATTTTTATAGTATAATATAATTTTTATAGTATAATAAAATTTTTATAGTATAATATAATTTTATTATACTATTTTATAATCTAAAAATGGAACATAAAAATAAATTTATAGACTATCAAGGATTTTTCAAAAAAGGTACTGATTTGCTGAAAACAATAAATTATAAAGGTACGTTATATAGAACAGCACTTTTTTGGGAGCCTTATCTAGACTTTAAGAAGGATGATAATATTAAATATTTAGAAATAGGAGCATTTCATGGTGGAAATGCAATATCTTTTGCATTATTACATAAAAATTCTGAGATTCATTGTGTAGATCCCTGGTTAGATTATAATGACTATCCAGAATATAAAAACGAACAAGATAATAATTACAAGACATTTTTACAAAATGTAGTTTTATCTAACCAAATGGATAAATTTTACATTCATAGAGACTTTAGTTTTAATAAACTTAATACATTTTCTAAAGATTACTTTGATATTATTTACATAGATGGTAACCACGAACCAGATTATATATTGGAAGATGCAGTTTTATCATTTAGATTATTAAAGAAAAACGGATATATGATATTTGATGATTATGGCTGGGGAGATGTACATATTGGTGTGGATAATTTTTTAAAAACATATAAAAAAAGAATACAATTTATAGATTGTGTAAATTGTCAAGTAATAATTAAAAAGATAAGTGATTAATGAAAAAGATAAGTGATTAATGAAAAAATAATTAACGAAATTGTACTGTTTAAAGAATCTAAAAATGCCAAATGCTTTATTAAATTCTTTTATTAAATTATGTTACTTATTAATTCTAAAAAAACGTCGATATGTTGGTTCAAAGTTAATACGTAAACCATATGTAAAAACTTGACTTCTTTTTGATAATAAAAAATTATATATATAGTCTAATTGTTTGATTTGACTTTGAGTTTTAGGAATTGAATCAATTGTAATATAATCGTGATCTAAAAGTACTTTTAATAGGCCTGCAACTATAATAGCACTTCTTTGTTTTCCAGCATGACAATGAATTAGAATTCTTTGTTTTTGTAATGTATATTTTTTAACTAAAAGTGGAATTATGATTTTAAAATATTTTTCCATTAATATAAAATCACGTTCTAGTAAACTATCATTTACTGGAATTCTATATGTTTCTATATTATCTAACTCGGATTGTGTATAAATTTGATTATACAATGGCATATTCGGAGTACAATTTAATATAAAATTTATATTATTTTTTTTTAAAAAATCAATGTCTATAGCTGCTTTGTGATTTCCTAACCAAATTCCAGGTATGATTTCATCAACACTAGTTTTATCATATAAAAATGTTGAAGCTAAATCATAAATCATACTGTAAATGTAATAAAACATCTTAATTTATAATATATATAATAAAATAAAATTGAACTTTTTTATTTCTAAGATAAATGTAATGAGGGGTAAACTTCTAGTTGTAGAAAAGCAAAATACTGAAACAACAACCGCTACAGATATGACAACAACAGCAGCGACAGATATGACAACAACATATGATTCTGACGATGATGATTATTATTCAGAAACAGAAGATACATCTACTCAAACTGGTGATAAAAAATATATAACAGTACGTCCACAATATATAAAACCACCACGGGGTAGTATTCAAGATAATTTTACAAAAGAAGAAATACTACGACGTTTACAAAATTGTATTCCATTAAAAACTATACAGGAAAAAAGCATACTCAATGATCTACCTATATTTAAAACTTGGATAAGATATTATAATGTTGAAAAACGATTATTTAGAGTTGGCGGGTTACTATTAAAATCAGGTTATCCAGAATATATAACTTTAATAAATCCTACACAAAATGTAACTTGGAGTGTTCAACTAAAAGACAATATTATATATATACAAGATCCTAATAAACAAGAAATGTCTAGACAAGAAAAACAACAAGAACGTAAGGAAAAAAAGAAAAAAGAAAATATGGTAAAAGAAAAATTGTATGAGATGTATCAAAATGGTAGACTTACTGTGAAAAAATAAAAAATAATAATAAAAAAAATGATTTAAACTTTATTTATTATAATGTTTAAATGAATGCTAATCGAAGATTTTTAAAAGAAATTCGTCAATTATATGTACAACAATCTCAACGTGAATTATTAGATAATGATTATTTAATCCATTATAATGAAACTGACATAAATCGTTTACACGCTATAATACGATCACCTGCTGATAGTGTATATAGACATAAATTTGTAAGATTAGATTTTAAAATTCCTGATAATTATCCACATTCTCCACCAGAAGTAACTTTTATCAATTATGACGGAGTTAGAATACATCCTAATATGTATGAAAATGGAAAATGTTGTGCTACAATCTTGAATACGTGGGGAGATAGTAAATTTGAAAAATGGACTTCTAGTATGGGTATTGAAACAATTTTAATAACATTTCATTCGTTTTTAGACAATAATCCTTACATGTATGAACCAGGAGGAAGAGATGATCCAAGTTATACTGTTTATGTGTTGTATCAAAGTTGGATTTCTTGTTTAATAAGATATCTACAAAATGAGCGTATTGAATTATTTAATAACTTTATACATAATTATATGTTAACAAACATTGATTGTATTTTCAGTGATTTGGCTTTATTAGAAGAATTGTATCCTAATGGATATTACGAAACAAGATGTTTTGAAGTAGAAAGATATTCAATTGATTATTCTAGATTAACAACAACATTACAAAATTATTATAATTACATAGACTTTTCTGAAAATCACACTGATGAAGATGTTAGTTTTGATGATTTTATAAATCGTGAATATACTTGTTGTATCTGTTATGATTGTGATCAAACACAGTCTCACGAATTTATATTCAGTTTGCAAAATTGTAAACACGTTTTCCACAAACCTTGTATTAAACAACATATTGAAACAAATACTAATATATGTCCAATGTGTAGAACAGAATTGTCTGATGAAGATTTCTTATCGTTAACTACACAAGACCCACAACAAGAAGAACTACAACAAGAAGAACTACAAGAAGAACTACAAGAAGAACTACAAGAAGAACTACAACAAGAACTACAACAAGAACAACAAGAAGATGAATGGATGATAAATCCGTTAACTAGAAGAAGAATTAAGATTGGTGGGAAAACTTGGTTGTATCTAAAAAATCTGGGAACAATTTAATAATTGCACTTGATGCTTGTGTGACACCTGCCTTATTCATTTCACATAAGTTGGTGTAAGTTATACCATTCGACCCGCAAACAGGGTTAAAATCTGCAGGTGCATAATTTAATGTTTCTTTTTATAAATCCCAAAAGGATTTACCAATTTCTTCAATAAATATCTTATCAAAGTTTGGTATATTTTTGTAAGATATTATTTCCTCAAATATTTTTCTAAAATCTTGTTGATAAAAAACTGCATTTTTGAAATATACACTAATCAAATGACGTAAACGTAATTCTATAAACGTTTTATTTTCTATATAATTAGATATATTGTAGGTATTATGGGCGTTCAAAAATCTAACTGGTATAATTGCTAGGGATTCTACATATGATATGAACTGACGTATAGTTGTATCGATAGTTATTGCATCTTGTGATGTTATTGTTTTATTGATAGTTTGAAATACACTTTCTTGTCTGGGTATAAAGTATATATTTAATAGTCTAATCATTATAAAGTATAAACTCCACGCAAGACAATGACCAGATTCTGGACTTATTAAAGATTGTATAGTTTGTGCACCTATAGGACATGTACTTGAGATATTTATAAATGTATATCCTGTTAATTCAAATGTTTCAGTTAGAAAATTTTGTATTATTGATTCGATATGTAATATATTTGAATAAGCGTGTCCTAGTATAATACCATGTGGTTCAAAGAATTCGACAGTGTTATGTAATTTATCAATAATAATCAAGTTAGAATGTGCTGCATATAAATCGGATCCTGTTTTTTCTAATGTCTGAGCGTAATCAGATTCTATATTTAGAAAATCAATACGTACTGGAAGTATTATAATTGGAAAAGTGTTTGAATGTAAACAATTCATTATTTGTGTAACTGTATCTACTGATATTGATATTTTAAATGTTGTCAAATTGATTCTTAAAAAATAGTCTTCTATTTTATTAAAAAACATATGACACACACGATCAGAAGATGTGGAAAATAAATTAAAATTAAACAATATATTATCTAAACATTCAGAGAAACTTGTATCGTCTAATGCAATTCTATTTGATAGTGGTAAATTTGACAAATCTGGTAATATAATCGTATTTATATCAGCAGGTGAAATAGACGAATAGGGATCATATGGATTAACATATTTTATATCGGTAGATGTATTATAATTATCATTTATAAACATTTCGTTTATCTGATTGTCTTCTATATACGACATTAATATAACTAAATAAAAAAGATTCAATAAAAATTGAAAAGATTCAATAAAAATTGAAAAGATTCAATAAAAATTGAAATTATTTTAATATTTTTTTAGAATAAAATGATCAAGTTTATCAAGCATAGTAATTTGAAAGAATTGGAAAATATTGTTTCCAAAATTGATGATAAAATGTATGTCAAAATTAAAAAATATATAAACAAAATTGAAAAAAGAGATATTGAAGAATATAAATATGGTAGTAGTTGGATTGATAGATTGTTTATGCGCCGTGATATTTCTAAAATCAATAGTCTTTTAAAACCTTTTTCTATTGTTGTAGTTTGAAGATTAATAAATAATATTCTATTAATCGTCAGGTATTATATTAGTTTTATAGTTAAAACCTTGTTGATTCAATTCTTTTACAGTATCGTTGTATACTTTGCAAGCTTCTAATTCAGTTGTGAATGTTCCTATGTGTATCTTTTTCTTATTCATCATATAACTACAAGCCC